TAGACCTTGATCGATACTTTCCGAAGTGTTATTACGTTCATCACAAACAATATCAAAGCCATAAAGACCTGCATTATCTGTCATGAATTGAAGCACAGGAGATAGTTTATTCTTAACTCTTGTGCGAGTAATAACAGTATTGGGTTGACCAATAAACTCACGTAGATTTGCTTGAATGGAATTACCGAGCCATAGTAAGCCGCGACGAATGTAGTTTTCTTGTAAGGCACTTGGCTCTTTTTGAAGAGTTAATGTGTTATAAACAATGTAACCAGTATTAGGGAACTTAACAATAGGATTGAGTCCTACTTTAGCAATTAAATCAAGTTCACGTTGATTTGGATTGATGGCAGTATCAACAATATTAGCAAGAGCACCATTTTGAACACCAAGAGGAGCAGTCCACGGGAACAGATTTTGATCATTAGAAGCATATAATGCTGCTTTATAAGCAGAAGGACCGAACCAAGTATAAGAATCAGTATTAGCATCATATCCTTTGATCCAGTTAGCATGGCTTTCTGAATAATTAGAATCTGTACCAGAATAGAGATTACGAAGAGGTGCCCAAATGTTACGACTAAATGAAGTATATTGATCAGACACTAAACCAGTAGTGGGATCAATAGTTAAAGTTTTTTGACGATTAACCACTTTATAATCCTTACCATTTACAAATATTTGACGAAGAGGGTCTTGAATATGTAAATGTCCTACTCCACCATTTGCCTTACGTGTGTAACGAGCAAAAGTATCAAAGATATTATAGATAGTTTGCCATGCATCACCTAGAGGGGAACTCATTGAGGTTCCATCATAAGGAGATAGAGAACTAGTATCAACATAATAAGAATCATCATAGTTGTAGCAGATACTAGTATTGGTGATACATGCATCATTAGATACAGCTTGACGGGTTGCCCAAACAGTAGAAAGCCCATTATCGATAGTAATATCAATTGGATAATCAAGAGGATTCTCAACATTGGTTAAGGCACGTTGAAGTTTGGCAGGAAGATTACCAATATCCTTTTTCTGACAAAGAGTATATTGGGCATTACTGCAATTGCTATTGTATGCACCTAGACCGTAGAGACTGTCGCCATAGTTAGTTAATGCTGCTTGAGCATCGAAGTTGTTGAACACATCTCCTGTGCGAGCATTATACATTCTAACAGTCTTTTGAGGAATACCGGTAGAATCAGTCCAGCAATTATTCTGAGATAGATATGGATTAACTAATACTTGAAGATAGTTACTATTTGCAACAGAATTTTCGAGGAAGTAGGAGCGAGGAGGACCACCATACGGATCATTTAGCTTACGAGCAGCATTAAGAGAACCAGTATATTGTTCTAGTTTAATCTGATCAAGTTTATTGATAGTTTGTGTAAGTTGAGTAGGACGAAGTTTGAATAGGGTTACAATGAGGGAATCATTATAGTTAGGAGTACCGAAGTCAACTCCTCCCCCATTTTCAACAATATCAGAGATTGAACCACCTGCCCCATTGAAAGGAGAAGTAGTTTGGAAATTCCATCTTTCAGAAGGAACTGCTACCCAATTACCGGAAACACCGGGACAAGTTTGTTGATAATAACCTGCAACACCTGTAATCGAATTAAAATCAGTTGAAGGATTTACATTTAGATTATCATTAATTGCAAGATAATATCCACTAAAATCATCTAATTGAGCAGTCTTTGCCTTATTAATAACGATTAATCCGGCTTGAACATTGTTATTATTAATGTCAAGAGTAGGAGTTACATTGTCATAAACACCACATTTCCAATTGAATTGTTCATTTTGTAAAAGACTGTATTCAGTGGCATTTAAGGTTTGACTAATAGGTTCCCCAAGCACATAGAAGTTTGCATCATTTAATTGAGCATCGCCTGCAACTGGATAGAAGTGATAACGATCTTGCTCAGGAACTTGAAGATTAAGAGATGTAATAGTTTGGCAAGAAAGACCTGCTTCAACAGGAACACCGCAGAAAGAAATCAATAGATCAGTATTTGCCGTTTGCACCGCTGTAGTGACTACACTAAAAGACGAATTAGGTGTTAAAGAAGAAAGTGTGGTAATATTGGTCTGATAAGATGCAGCAATACCAGAACTTACAGGAAAATATTTAAGTACAGGAGCGCCTGCTAAAGAATATGTTCCGAATACATCGCCTGCACTCACATATAAACCACTAAGAGTTTGACCGGAAAGTAAACCGCTGGTAACATTGTAAGCGCGAGCAAAACTAGTATTAGTAAGATCAACGATAAGACGATTACCATCATTAGATAGATGACTTTGATCTTCATCCATATCTGCATAGATAGAAGATAAGGAAAAGCTAGTAACAACAGAATAAGAAGTGTTAAATCCGGTAGTGGTGGGACGAAGTTGAAAAACCTTAAGGTCTTCTTCAATTCCATCATGATTAACCACAAACTTAAATCCTGTTACAATAGAATCATACTGAATAGGATGATTATGAATATAAAGATTACCTGCATTTTCATTTTGAGAACTTAGCGAACATTCTAAATTGGCAGAACCATAGCAAATAGAAGGACTTACGAAATATGCATCGTAGAGCCAAGGAAAATTAACTTGGCAAGTATTTTCATCAATGTTACGGAAATAATCACAAGGATTAACTTCAACCGCAGAAACCCCGACAACAGGAAAAATTAGAGCATTGACAGAATCAGCATAACCGATACCTGCTCCTGAACCATAAGGCATACGAGTGAAAGTCACTGATGCATTAGAAGTATTAAGGATTTGTGTTATTGCATTATAGGTATATTTTTCAGCAGCGGTTTGAGGTAAACCGAACTGAGATTCAAAATCAGTAACACTGACAATTTGTGTAGGTTCATCGGAGATACCTTGAGAAGTGAAACCTGCAAAGAAGATATTTGTTCCGGTATTAGTTTGGGTTGTTCCAGAAACATCAATTTCTCTGATCGCGATTCCTGGTGAATTTAAAACTGTATTAAGACTTGTTGCCATGAATACTATTTATGTTTTTGGCAAGAAATCCTTGTTTACTAAATAAGTTTCATATTTAGTTGACTAAATTCAAAAGTGAAGGTTGATTCGGTTTCTTCTGCATCTCGCTTACTAATATTTATTCCTCCAATACCTGTTATAAATGCATCATAATAAATAAATTCTGCAACAGGTTCGTCATATTCGGATAAAGGGAAAATAGAAATTGTAGTAGAATAAGTTTTAATGCTGTTTTGAGAATTTCCTTCCATGGCAGAATTTTGTATATCTAACCATTTCCAAAGAATATAATAGTTATCATATTGATTATCGACCGTGAAGTTGCAATTGATTGGGGGATATTCGGGTCTGGCATTACCAGAAAACTTTAAGGTTTGTCCGCCATAATTATGTTTAATAGTTTCAATTTTAATATCAGGAATAACTGATCCCCAAACAGAGAACCGAAGTCGATCAATATTTCCTCCTTGACAAGGACGTTTTTCTTTTTTAAGAAAGGGTTGAAGGGCACACGGAACATCCATAACAAGAATAAATTTATCCTTACGGGAAACATTTATGACACTTTGTTGATCCGTATAATATCCAGGAGAAACCGGTTCAATAACACAATTATTGGCGATTTCGGGAACTGTTGGAGGAATATTAGCCATTTAAATATTTAACATGAAACTCTTTTAGAATTTCTTCATATTTTCTATCGAAAGAATCTCCAATGATATTCTTCTTTTTATAGTATTCCGAACCGCTATCTAAATCCATTTTACGAAGTTGTTGAGAAGCCGCACTTACTGCAACATTAGGTTCTTCTTCTAATCCAGAAATATTACCTGCTTCCATATCATCTAAAGTAATCGTGTATCTCTTACCTGTATAAGTGGATATATGGTATTCGGTTTGACCTGCTCTTTCCCAAGAATCATCTTCGTACATTTCTCCTTCTTGTTCCAATGCATCATTAATACCTCTAGCAACATTCTTAAGAGTTTCTTTATTTAATTTATTAACTTCTATATTTGCGCCGTGAACTCTTATCCAATTCCAATTTTTAATTGCATATTCCCTTGCATCTTTATTTGATCCGTATGCAGTAAGGACAAGATCACTTGCCTTATTTTCAGGCATTTTAAAGAAGGTTACTAGGTATTTGATCATTGCATCTGCCGGATCATTTTCAATTTCTCCCCAAGAATCACCTACTTCATCTTTAATAGCTTCCACTATATCATCTTCTACATCGGATATAGTTTTTAGATCTAAGTTAATATTAAAGTAGCCAGCTAATTCTCCTTCGCATAGTTGTATAACATATGCTTCATGGTTCATGTCTCCTACATCTCCATCGGCATATTGAGCATTACCACTTTCATCGAACCAATATTCTCCTCTAATAGGAAGCGTTTCCAATTCAGGTTCTTCAGGTTCTTCAGGAATCTCTTCTGGTTCCTCTTGTTCGGCGGCTACTCGTTCCTTATTATAGAATAAGACTCTTTCTGCCATATCTTTGTCATATATTTTCCCACCATGTTGAGGAACACCGTTGGCATCTACAAAAGTATATTTTTCGTTTGGCAATTTCTTTAGAACTAAAGGAACTACGTTCTCTAATAAAGTATGTATGTAATTGTCAAATAATGAAAGCATTAAATTATTTACTGAATGAAACTCCATCCGCTATCGGCATAATTATTAGAATCGTTATAATTGAATAGTTCTCTACCTTTCTGATAAAACATTGGAGCAGGAGCACCACCAGACCTTGCATAATTAGTTAATCCATTATCTTGATTATAGAAAGATTGATTAGCAAGCTCTTGATTAGGATCAGATATTTTCGAAGGTTTACCGGTTTCATCATAATCTAAAACATTTAGATATTTCTCTGCAATATCTTTTTCTAGAATAATTAATGCCCAAATTACGGACATGATTCTATCATCGTGTTGGCCTTTTCTTGCTGCCCAAGTTCCATTTTCTTTGCGAACGAAAGTCTCAAACTCTTTGACAGTAGTAATATCATAAATGCTTACTGCTTGTAAATGTTCAACAAAGTATTTCATATTAGTAATACCTGTATATTTGGAATTACCATGACAGAAAATACCCATTTTCTGATATGCACCTCTTTTATCATTCTTCATTGTATATGTAATAATATTGTCATAATTATGGACTTGATATAATGCATCAATAACTTGACTACCTTCTTTATTACTTTCGATACATAAGAATGGTCTTCCCCATGAACGAGCTATTTGATTAAGTTTTTCTGCAAAGACATAAGGTTGTAACTTGTTGGTTGCGAAAGTGGCACAATGTTGAATATCAGTAAGATCAGTTATATCTAATACTTGAGCAACAGAATAATCTTGTCCGACCCCTTCGGCAGCATCAACACCAATGGAATAAATTCTATCTACTTTAGGTTCAATCCAAATTTGATAGTCTCCGCCATCATAGGTAAAATCAGGAATTTTACACATGCTTTTAAGTTTTTCAAGAACTGCTCCATTTAATGCAGACGAACCATCTTCAAGGAAATGTAGATCAAATTCTTGATTCCACATATTCATATCATAGGCAATCGCTTCTAACTGTTCTTTCTTCCATGCTTCATCTCTTCCTGGTATTTGATGCCAGTATATTTTAATAAATTCCCAATTAGATTTCTTCTTTTCTGCATTTGAGAAAATTTCGTAGTATTTATTCTCTGTTCCTTTAGGAGTTTGGTGGCCTATTATTCCATTATACAAAACAGAATGGTGCCAATCATGAGGATCATCTATATCTAGATTATTGAGGGAGAAATCATATACTTCTTCAATTCCATCATTTTCAATGGTTTTAATTTTTTCCCATCTGATTCCTGGCTGACTAATTTCATTAATAAGAGGATCAGAAAAATCCCCAATTAGTTCCTTGAATTCAAGTAATGCCTTTTGTGATATAGGTTTTTCGGTGTACATCGCAGTTCTAAGTGTCCACGGAACATCATTTTTTCTAACTCTTTTAAAATCTGAACGTATTAAATCTTTAATAAAAGGAACAGTATTAGAGGTATTATATGTAGGAGCGTTCAGTACATTAGCATATATTTTCTGCTTTCTTTCGAAACGAAATCCTATTTGTTCGAAAAATAATTTAGAAAAATGGGTGTTCATTTCTAATCTGTGACCTAAACTAGCGACTTTACATCTTTCTGTAGGAGGGGTTAGATAACTATGATACATGGTCAAAATTCCGTAGTTTAAAAGAATAATTCGTATTTGATCTACTAAAACTTTGTTAGAAGAAATAAATGTTACGGTCCCTTTATTGGCTGAACCATCTCCGTCAAACATTCCTTGTAACATTGCTGAAGTATTATCTTTATTCATGCAGAGAAGATTACTTGGAATAATTTTTCTTTTTGCAGTTCTTGTTAAATCAAATCCAACATATTGAAACAATTCAATTAGTACTTTGGACGATAATGCATAATGTAATCCATCTTTACTTAGGCTATATTTTATACCTAATTTTCCTAAAATATCCGTAATATTATCGCCACAAGTAATAGTTATTGTTCCTGCGATAAGTTCACCATTTTTATTAAATTTTCTATATGCACTTCCTTCTGCGATATATAATCCGAATAGATATGCTAAATCTGGAGTAATTTCTTTAAACGAATAATTATGTGTTAATCTTTTCTTAACGGTTGGCACAAATCCTGATAGATCATGATAATTTCCCCATAAGTTCATGCCATATCTTACTGATATATAATCATCTGAATTAAGTTCCTGTGCTTCCCACCATCCATATTTTCCTCCTTTACATGCAAATAATTTATGAGTTTTAGAACACCTTAAGGAAGTGGATTGGGATACAATCTTTAAGATTTCTGCTTTACCATTATTAAAAAATAAAGTTCCTTCATTTTCTTTCGGTTTTTTTCCTAAAACTTTATAAGGAGCAATATCATATAGTCCATCTTCGTTTTGCGGCGAAAATTCTTTAATTTGTTTTATTCCGTTATCAGTATAAACATATGTATCACCTGTTACACAGGAAACTATGACCAACTTGGATTTTTTGGAAGAACTAAGAGTAGGAATAATAGATTTAAAGAAATCGTCAGCAATTTCTTTACGAACGTGAGCAAACTCATCAATAAAAAGTAGGTTGACAGATTTACCGCGAATAGCATCAGCAGAAGTAGTTGATACGAAAATTTTAGAACCGTTGGTTAACTTGATTTGTTCTTTGGTGAAATCCCAAACCCCTGCTTTAATGAAATTAGGAATTTCTTCGTATGCTAATTTAATACGTTCAAGGATTTCTTTTGCTTGGTCTTCTTTATTGGCAAGAATAGCAATATTGAAATCACTGGTGAATAATGCATACCATAAACACACAACGGTCATCAATGTTGAATTTCTAGTAGGTATCATTGTTCTACCACAAAGAAATATATGATCCTGGTGGGCAACCGTAATACATCTCATAGGAACAGACTGAATAGCCTTTATTTGTTCTATATAAATATATTCTCCTTCTTTTCCTTGATGTTTCAGGGGAATGCGATGATAAGCACTTTCTCGGTCTAGAAATATTTCTTTAGTATTTTTAACAGAACCCTCTATTTTATTATATTGTTCTAGGGAAGATTGGGTGAACCAATCATGTTCGGCATCTGCTACTATTTTTTCACCGTTGCTAAATTCTATTTCATATGCTTCCGTTTCATATGCTATTTCATGAGCTTTAGTTACTTTTGTAGGATTTCCGTACCAATCTAAAACTTCATCACCCTCTTGTATTTCCCCCATAGTAATCCATCCCGTAGGAGTTGGAACAGGAGTATCTAATGCTAATCGTTTTCCTACTTGCCGTGATGCACATATAACAGTTCTTCTATTGTTTGCTATTTTCAATATTGCTTCTTTTTGAGGTTGATAGAGTTTAATTTTCTGTCTGCCTTCATCAAGATTGACAATGTAGAAATAATTTTCTGCAAAATAGATAACATCTTCCTTACATTTACGTAATTCTTCTAAATCTTCTGCGGTGTATTGTATTTCAACATTAATAGGAAGATTCTCATTATTGTTTAAATATTTGTCTGCTCTTTTCTTTGCCACGATAGGAATATTTACAAAATAACTAATAATCACAAAAATGTTTTGTTTGTAATAAATAATGTTATATGGAAAACGACCTAGTTTCACTTTACGAAAATAATTATCTTAAACCACAAGCTGCTGCTTTGATTGTGGAAAAAAAAAGAGCCCCTAAATCTAAACAGCAAGCACCAATGTCCGAGGAAGAGCAAGCACCAATGTCCGAGGAAGAAATCGGCGCAACCCTTTATGACTCTCATGACCGTTCTTCTTTCAACAATGCATTTAAAGCATTTATGGAAGAATTCGATATGGGTGAAAATGCATTCAGTGACGATCATGAAGGTGGAGAAGATGATACTTTTGAATTCTCTGATACAGAAGAAGAAAAAGATTCTTACACTCTAGATGAACTTCGTTCCATGACTCTTGGAGAAATTGCTGATCTTCTTGCAGGTGGCACTGATGAAGATGGCGAAGAAGATTTCGACTTTGGTGGAGAAGATTCCGTTCCTACTGAGTCTTATGCTCATGAGGGCGGTGGTAAACATCTAGGTAACACCCTAACCCGTGATGGTAAACCAAGTAAGCAAGCTCAAACTACCCGTGTGAAACCAAATGGTGATGCTGATTTCTCTAAACAGAAAACCGGTTTTGAACCAGAAGATACTGAAGGTTCTGAAGGTTCTCATTTAGGTAATACACTAACCCGTGATGGTAAGCCAAGTAAGCAAGCTGCTACCACTCGCGTAAAAGGTAATGGTGATGCAGATTTCTCTAAACAGAAAACCGGTTTCGGTAAAAAAGAAGGCGAACGCCTCTTTTAATTGAAACAAAATAATTAAACGAAAAAAGCGACAATGTAAAAGTTGTCGCTTTTTTATTTTAATAACATAAATAGTTTTTATGCTTTATTATGTTCCTGCTACTGTAGACAAATCCACCTGTATTGGTAATAGTTTATCAACTATAAATTTTGGATTTTCTTCTCTTGATACCAATCTTCAAGCATTATCTGCATGGACAGTTAGTAGTGTTAATTTCCTAAGTGCAACTATGATTTCAGTAAGTGCTACCTTACAAAACGAAATTCAGTATCTTAGTTCTACTATGATTTCTGTTAGTTCTACTTTACAAACAGAAATCAATTATCTTAGTTCTAATATTGTTTCAGTTAGTGCTAATCTACAAGGACAAATCAATTTAGTTAATACTGAGATTAATTATCTAAGTGCAAACATTGTTAATAGTCCTTATACGATCTATCATGAACCTTCGGGGGGAATCACTTGGGACATTTCTAAAACAGGAAGAAATGCTAATTTAACACTTTCTTCTAATTGTTATATGCGAAATCCCTTGAATATGATTGCGGGACAACAAGGAAATATTTCAATTATATCTAGTGGAACAAGTGCATATTCTATTACTGCCTTTGGTAATAATTGGATTTTCTCTAATAATACTTCTGCAATGAAAGCCGTACCAAATGCAAGAAATCTTATCCGTTATTATTATGACGGAGCAGCGGTGCTTAGTCAGATGCTTCAGTTTTAATTGATCTATAAGTCGCAATATACTTCCTGGCTGCATCATATGCAGAACCGATTAAACCATCAATACTAAGTTTCTTTGCAGCAATATCTCGATTATTGAGATGTAATCGAGTAACAATGATTGGTGTTGTAATCAGTCTATAATGTTCTTCTTTAAAATTGACTAGAACAAAACATTCTTCGGAAATGGGATGTTTATTAGGTCCAAGTGTTTGATATTGTTTATCAAATATTTCTTTTTTCTTTTCATCATAAAAAGAGATAAACATGAATTTATCTTCGTCTCTAAAAACTAAGCCATTGATTATAGGATATTCTTCCATTTTACTTTTCTTTTAATTTTAGACTTTTAATTAGCCGAAACGGATCGAGACAAGACTTTGCACATTTAGGACAAATAACATAATGTTTATGAGTTACATTATAATACTGATAAAATCTACCATGACATTTCTTACAAGATGTATTAGGATGCTTTGTAAGAGGTAATTGATGAGGATCGTCTAATTCGGTTAAGGAATCATAAATCTCTCCTGAAAATAATGAAAAATATAGCATGTTAAGTAAATTCGATTTCTAGAATACGATCAATAAATTTAGAAGGTTTTTCAGGAATAGTTGTAGCACAAATCTGAAGCATCAAAGGTAACATATCTTTCTTGTTAGTCAAGGTTTTAAACCTATAATCTAAGTAAAGAATCCCTTCATCAGGATATTCATCATATGCAAAAGGATAAGGCAATTTAAATGATATAATTTTCTTGGTATTTTCAATGACTAATTCAAAGAAGAAATTATTAGTAACTATATGGTTCTGAATAAGAAGGAATTTACCTGTTTTAATTTCTTCTTCTCCAATACGTAGAGTTATATTCTTCTGGAAGTACTTAGGAAATATCTTTTCAAAACCATCAATTTGTAACATTTGAATTATTTAGAAAGAATAATAATCAATTCAATATGGTTTATTTTCTTTTAAAGTATTTTTTAATACGATCAACAAAAGGTTTAAATTTATCTGCTGCTCTTTGAAAGATATTCTTTTTAACTTCGGGAGTTACATTAGGGGAATATGCTTTGGTTTCATCACCGACATATCCCATAAATTTAAGCTTATCATCTTGAGACATTCCTATAATATATTCATAGAAATATTCTTTGAATCCTTCTATTCCTTCTGGAGTAGAAACATCCCAGATTTGTTTAATAGTTACTTGTTCTGCACCAAAGACCCGATAATCTTGGCGAAACATGTCCCAAACAACACAAAGATTATATTGTTTATAGTTATATCCCATTCCAATACCTTTAGGTGCTCGGAAATTTAATACTTGATGACCAAAATCACTATTTAGTAATTCATAATTCGTGGTTCCAAATAAACCACGAATGTCGGACCATCCCATCTTTTTATGACGGCGAACAAAACTTAACTCAACTACTTGTCTTCCTAATGTTACTTGTAATTGGGCATTGCTCACCCAATTATTTATTACTCTCCTAGAAGAATCTGATCAGTAATGTCTTGTTTCATTTCTTCTTCAGTGCCATCATATTCCATAACTGCCATAACTGCATCTTCTTTAACAAAATGAGTTTTATAACCATCTACGGTTCGATGGGCAGGTTGACCTACTTGTTTAACAAATAAAACACGGGTTCCCACTAATGCATATTTCGTTTCTGGTCCACAAAGAAGAATTTCTCCCAGAGAATAGATTCCTTTTGCACTAGAAGTAGGAAGATAAAGCCCATTCTTTACAACTTGATTAGTATCAGGTTCATCTAGAAGTCTAACCCATAGAGTGTCTTTATAAAGTTGTGTAATTTTCCAATCTTTTAGATCGATGTTATGATTAACAATACGTTCTGTTCTGGTTTGGCTTTTTGCTACTACTGCTTCGATTAAACGTTCCTGGGCATTATTTTGTTCCATGTTGCATTTACTTAATACTCTTATTCTTTATTATCTAGTTTCTTGTAAATCTTTTCTTCGTCTTGATATGATTTTAAAACATCTGGAAATATTTCTATTGCTGCTTCTAATTCTCTTTTAGAGATTTCCATATTTTGACAAAGCTGATTAATAATTGGTGTTTCTAAATTAACTTTTACTTTATCCTTCTTAGGCATTAACCATTCCAACCTTTTCCATTTATTCTTTGGAAAGACTAATCGAAGAAAATCAACGAATTGTTGAGGTTCTAATACTGAATGATAAACATTGGTTGTGCCATTGATCAATTGACAAAAGGAAGGATTCTGATAAGAAATAATCTTATTAATTAAGAATGGATTAGGATCATCGCCGGGAAGAAGTCTTTCATTCTTTTTGGTGAAGAGAATATCATTTACAATATCAAAGGGTGTTTTCATTATTAACAGTTCTAAATGTTTCAATTAAATTATAGAAACTTTCCTCAATGGACTTAACCAAATCTGTTGGTAAACGATCTTCTGGAAATACTACTTGGAAACTATATGTTCCATTATTAACCAAATCATACATGGGTTTACCGAATACACAAGCATTTACTAATTTTTGTTGAACGATTAAAGAATCTTCAGTTTCTTTATAAGAAAAATGATATTGGATAGAGTTATAACCGTGGTTAAAATGATTCTTTCCAACCCAATTATCTAATTCATTTAATAGTCTATCAAAAAACCATAATTTAAACAGATGTCCTGCATCCTTATTAATATACGGAATTTCAATATACAAAATAGTGTTGGTTTCTTGTATATCGATTAATATATTTCCTTGGTAAGAATAATCCTTACCAAAATAAGAGGTAAGAGGAAACTGATAATTACTTTGTGAACCGTTATCTTTATTATCTACAATCATATGCTTTTATTATAATCTTTATAATCAACTAGAAATTCTTTTGCTAATTTATGCCAAAGAGGATCGTTTTGAAATTCTCCTAATCCATGATGAATACCAAAGATAGGATAAACACCAATGGTTAAGCCTTTTTTTATTGCTTCTGCACATGCTGACATATCATAGTGATGAAAGGTATATTTCTCATTAAATGTAACTTCTTTTTCTCTAATAGATTTACCTTTGAAACTGATAAAAACGCCATCAACGAATACAACAGGAGCAGGAGTTGGCCCGAAATAAGATGAATTGATATATGGGAAAGGAAATCCCCCTATATCTTTAGGAATAGCATGGGAAAGAAAACCGCGTCCATCTTCTCTTTTATTCATACATAAATGCCATGCAGGAGTAGAAGCATTAGTATAGTTCTGACTTGCTGCTCCTGCAATACCAACAATATCAAACCGTCTATGGGCATCCACAATTTTTGAAAAGAATAACAAATCATGGATTTCTAAATCATCGTGCATAAAAACCGTATATTCGTCTTCTTTATCAGTAATATACTCATTATAAAGTTGACAGAATCCTTTTTTGTTTTCCGTCAAAATATGTATTTCATATTGTGTTGATTTATGAACCGTGGAAAGTGGTTGTGTCGATAATATCAGACACTTATATGCATCACTTTTTTCGTATACATCACGGGTTTTTATTGTAGGAACGATTATCTTAACAGAATAAGCCATGAACAATTATACTCTCTTTCTTTTCTCTTTGCAACTTATCATTTCCAAATCTCACACCATAAGAATAAATAATGTAATATATGAACTATCCTAGTTATTTTAACAAAATCCTTCTTGAAGATACTGACATGGGAAATCCTACCCATGATAATGAAAATAATAATCCTCTTGCTTCTTTCCTTGATGACGGCACAGAAGAAGATGCCTTTGATACCGAAGGCATTGCTGACAGTCTAAAGAAAATTGAAGACAATTTTGCTAAAAAAATGGCTCTTCTAGATAATATCGGCGGAATGGATAAACATGAAATTGATTCTCGTCTTGATCAATTAGAAGAATATCTTACTACTCTTCGTGCTTTTGTTTATTCTAAAGATGAAGTAGATATGACTAACCCTTATTCAGTCATGGCAAACATCATTCGGCGTGATACTGTTAAGAAAACTAACTTTGATCAAGTCACCAAAGCTATTGAAAATTATAAGAATGCATCAAAAAAAGAAGAACAAGCAACTGAACAAGCTGCAAGAGAAGTTAAAGATTCTCTTGGAGATTTAGCAAAAGCCCGTAAATCAGTAACTTCTACTGGTGGTTCAGAAAGCCCCGAAAGCACTTCCGGTCCTTATGACGACGATGACACTTTTTAATTAAAGTTGGAGAAGTCCCTTTTCTCCCGTAAAACAATATTGAATAATTAAAGCAGGATCAACAAAATCCTGCTTTTTTTCTACACAGAAATCATTCAAATCCTTAAATCCTTCAAACTCATTCTTAAACAAGAACAAAGTTTCTCCTGCTTTAAATTTACTGATGATTTTATTAACTACTTCTTTTTTTTCAAATTTAATATTATCTAATACCCAAATTCGTTCATGTAAAGGAAATGCAGATAATTCTTCCTCTTGTTGACTAGTTAATGTTAATCCTGAAACAGCAACACCATTTTCTACAAACATTGAATCTATTTGTCCTTCAAATAAAAATATATAAGGAATCTCCGGTTTAATCTTATCAATATTAAAAACCGTCTTAGGAGAATTGAACTTTAAGAGATATTTCGCAGAATCATCATTAAGAATCTTCCGAGAAGTATAACAAACAATTCTACCGTTCTTATAAAAAGGAATGATTAAACGGTTCTTATGAAAATTGTCATTAATACAAACATAAAAAGTCCGAGGAGCATTTATAGCAGAAAATAATCTTCTCGATTTACAATATTCCAATGCTTTTAATACAATTTTATTATTTTTATAAAATTTTAATTGTATTTCATCAGTTAAATTGACACATTCTCCAGGTAAATCAGGCAGAATATAATCATTAGTTTTAGTTTCTCCGTCCCATTGCAGAACGAAATTATCACCAGTATAATCATTAATATCTGAAACTAATTCTTTATGTGACATTCCAGTTACTTCTCTTATCCACCAATAGGGATTCCAAGAACGGGCACAATTATAACAATATAAAAAATCTTCCTTTAAATAAAAAAAAAGACGTTGTTTAATGCTCCAACTTTCCCCTTCATGACAGATAGGACAACCCCCATTCATATAATTACTATATGTTTTACTTTTATTAGTAAACAGATTAAATTTAGATATAGTATATATTGTTGGAACGGTTATCATTTGGCATTCAGTCATGCAATGTAACACGTCAAATGTCACCAATCAAGGCATGTTCAGCCTTTTGAGGCAAATATTGTAATATGCTTCATCTTTTTCAATACCGATAAATTGTCGATTGAGGTTTTTAGCAGCAAGTAAAGTTGTTCCACTTCCTGCGAAACAATCAAGAATAATGTCATTTTCATTGGTATATGTATTAACCAAATATTCTAATAATTCTATAGGTTTTTGACTAGAATGAACTCTAGAATAATTATTCACACATTTAAAATTTAATATATTATCAGGAAATCGGGTTGTTTTTCCTCCTATATAATCTCTGGTATTTGACCCATGATATGCTTTTCCGTTAGAGCATCCTTTGGCAGAATTAGTAGGAATATGCCCGTCCGTGATTTGTGGATTGTACGTTTTACCACCAAAAATAGATATTTCTTCAACTTTTCTAATTGGCATTCTTTTAGCATGAAAAAAATTTGTGCCTTGATTTTTATTCCAATACCAACAATATTTAAAATTATCTATATTTGAAGAAATAACTTTTGTCGTAAATGGCTGACAACCAAAGATAGCTGCAATATATCCCTTCTTTCCTATCCGATTAAACTCTTTCCAAAGTGATTCAAAAGAAATTACCTCGTCCCATTTTGGGGCAGTTAAACCATATGGAGGATCAATACAAATAAAGTCTATACTTGAATCCTTAATTTTATTTAACAACTTAATACAATCCCCTAACCAAATATCTTGACGCATATCTTATTATATTCGATTATACCGCATAAATCAAGAACAATGTCGAATGATAAATACTTTCATGACCGAAAAATTTGATGCTTATGTGAATAACCTGATAACAGAATTGCTTACGCCTAAGAACAAGCGTAAAGAGCATAAATCCCGTTATTGGGATACAGGAATGTATTATAAGGCACAACCTCGTAAAGTTCGTTCCATGAATACTAAGACTGCTTCTCAAAGAACCAAATTAGGTAATCAACAATATATTGGTAATATTTGGACGAAAGAAGGACCAAGAGGTAAAAATAAAAGTGAAAAAGACCCTCATGAAATTACCATTGCAAAAGGAATCGGTTCTCATATTAAAAGAGACGGAATAAATCCTAAGAAAGTTGGCTCATCCATTAACTCCAAACAAGGTGATATGGAAATCAAATATAATCTTGCTAATGGAGATAGTATGGTTGGTAAGAAAGTTGAAAAGGATTATTTTCAAGGCGGCGTTCAAAGAAACCATATGAAACGTTCATTAAATAATAAAAAATAATGTTACCTATTTCTAATGTTTATTTGCCGACTAATTGTGGAAACATAACTCCTCAATTTTTCAACATTTGCCAGATGCAAACGCCTCCTGACATAACTAAAGGGCATGTTTCTTATTTTCATAGTTTATTATGTGATTGGGCACTAAATGTTCCTCTTAATTTTCAATGGGTAGCAGTTATAACTGCTAAAGATAAAGAATATTTATTTAATCAAATCAAACAAACTGTTTCATCTATAGAACCTAAAGGGTGGAATATTGGTTCATCGGTTGATGCTACTTGGACTTCTGCTACACAAGATGTTATTGGTTGTATTTTTGCTCAAGGTGTCGATCTTCCCGGTGAAACCATTAATACTAAATATGTGGGAATAGAAGAAAGTAGTAATCGAGGATTTATTAAATCTCCTATTATAGAAGGAAGAACTGATTTTACCACTCTCAATATGGGATTCCTAGAAACGAATAGATCGTTCGTAGACGGCGTTTTACGTCCTTGGAGTATCCTAGTGGCTCATAAGGGTTTGATCGCGTCACAACAGTCTATAAAGGCAAATATAGACGTGTATGAATTAGCCAAAAATGGGGATTGTAATCCGACTGTTATTAGAAAAATGTGGCATTTTGAAGATTGTGCTCCCATTTTTATTGATCAAGAACAAAAAAAATATGATTCCAATGGAAGTTATGCATTAAGACATGCTAACTTTGTTTATAATAGCTATTATGTCACAGATTATGGTAATGGTATGCCTTAAATAAGTTAATGCAAAACACTTATTTGATTTGGATTCCTTCAATTCAAAAAAACATTCGATTTAAAGAGCTTACTAACAATCAATATCGAATAATTCTTAAAAATCTCGATGATGATACAGATTTAGACTTCCTTTACAACCTGAATAACATCATCAAAACCAATATAGTTGATAATTTTGATTATAAATTGTTTACTATTATTGATAGATTTGTTATTTTCCTTTATTTTAAGATTCTTAGTTGCAGTCCTTTACTTGATTTGTTAAAGAAATGTGAGAAATGTGAAAAAGAAGATAAAATTCGTGTTAATTTGAATGATTTATTAGATGTATTAGGTCCAGTTATTGATAAATCATTCATTCATCATGTGGAATATGATAATTATCCCATTTCTGTTATATGTGATGTTCCTACCATCGATTATGAATACAATAATCTGTTATTTTGTGCTGATTATAACATCAAAACTGATACATTAGAGAATAATATTGAGAAATATTTGTTTGGTTATATTAAACAATTAGTTTATAATGGATCAATTATCGAATTGAATACATTATCGATGCAAGAGAAGAAGGTATTGATTAATAAGATACCGGCTAATATGATATTAAAAATAAAACAAGAATATTTGGAACCGATTTTTAACGAATTTAAAAATGTAGTATTTCTGGATATGAAATGTAAAGATTGTGGAACAGCTTTTGAATTAAAGTTAGAAACTAATAACATTAATCCGTTATTAAAGATGTTTTTCAGGGATAATACCTTGAATGGATTGTTGGGAGAATATTTTAATGTTGCATCAACGGCTCATATATCTAATGAGTTCTTTAATGATGCATCTCCAAGAGAATTGAATATTTTACATGAATTTGCTAAGTCAACTCATACTTCTAATGAGAAACCACATAATAATCCCAATGAGATTGACTTGTTTGCTCAAAATTAATAATTAAATATTCCCATATGTCTGATCCCGTTCAATTTAACGATATTCTTGCCCTTCTTGATAATGCCAACAAAACATTAGAAACAGAAATCTACGTTCCTTCTTTAAACACTTCTTTTACGGCTAAAGCCTTAAATGCTAATCATACTAAGAACATCGTTAAGACTACTGTGGAAGGACCATTTGCCGATAATCAGTTTACTATTATCATGTATACTATTCTTTCTGATATTTTTGGCAATAAACTTGATCTAAAAACTATTAATCTTTATGATAAACTTTTAATTCTTCTTCAATTACGTTCAAAGAATATTAAAGATGAAGTAAAACTAACCTTTGTTTCAGAAGAAGGTAAACAAGTGGGAAAAAGTATTTCTTTAGCTAAACACATAGAAAAAATTAAGAAGAATTCTCCGACTTTTGTGGATCAAACGATTCATATTGGTGTTGATGAAAATAATAAATATGATTTTGTATTAAATCTTCCTTCTGTTACAGAAGAGTTTACTTTTGAGAATCAATTATACCAGAATAAGTTATCAAAGATTGAGGAAAATGATGCAAAGCAGATGAAGGAATTAATTGCTCCTATTTTCCTTAGCAGAACTGCTCCTTTCATTAAATCAATTATTATTAATGATAGCGTGATTGATCTTGTTTCAAGGAATGTGACAGAACGTATTGCTATTGTGGAAAGATTACCTTCTAAAGCAATTCTAACTATTCTTGAGAAGATTGATGAAGTTTACGGTAAAGTCTTACAAGAAGCAACTAAACTAACTAAGACTATTGATGGTATTAGTTATACTGCTCAAATCAAAATTGATGCAAGTTTTTTTATTGGATAAATAAAGAAAATTGGCACCAGATGTTCTTTCCTTGATATATGAATCACAGTTATCTACAAATCAGATACGTCCTCAAGTTTTAACAGATGTTAAAACTTTGCTCTTAAAAGAAAACCATAAAGATTTGAACCTTATGTTAGACAAGGTATTATCTTTTAGTGAATGTAATCAGTTGCTCACTGAAGGATGGGGAACTAAGGTGACTACCTTGTTATCTCTAATAGCGGGGTTGATTATTGGGCAAATTTCTCCGACTAGTAATTCTGCTTTATCTGCACGCAATAGTATTATGAGTATGCTTGAAGGGGGGTTATCTAGTTCACAATCTTGGGAATTAATCAACAAAATGTGCAGTGATAAATATGGAGAAACAACCAATTTTAATTGGATGAAATATCGTCTTAAAAATTTTAATACACAAGACCCTAATCATCGAAAACTGATAAAATTAATTGGCAATACCATTACTCAAGACCCCTTAATTACAAAACCTATTAAGCAAATGAGTGATGCTGAGCGAACGTCTGCTATTCATAATAGTGGCAAACTACAGGCAATCGTATTAAAAGAATTAGGAATTGACCAAGATGAGCCTGTCATGACGTTAACTGATATGACTAACGTATTCTCTAAAGGATTATCTAAATTATCTAAAATACAATCAGACAATGGTATGAAACCTTAATTTCATAAGGTTTGATTGTTTTGTTGAGTTTGTTGCTGATATTGTCCTTGTTGCGGTGGAGCAGGTTGTTTTGCCGCAGGAGGATTAATGTGGGCATTTAATTGTGTTAATGCTTGAACAATATATCCAGTAACATCAGTAAGATACTTATCATTAGCATTCATTGAACCTAATTTCTGTAAAGAGGGAACAAGTTTAGATTGCTTAATAATACCAACTATATTCTTCCATTCTTGCTTTAATTGAGCTTGGGGATCATTCCCCTGTTTTGGCTTATATTGATTGGAATTTTGAGTAGGGGCAACCGGTTGATTACCTTGCGGCTGTTGGGCAGGTGCTTGCTGTTGCTGAATATTTGGGGCTAATTCATGTAAAATGTCTAATTGATAAGAATTTAATTCATTCTTTTCTAGCATGGTCCGAAGTTGATCGTCCGACAATTCTCCATTTAAAATACTTTTTCTAAAAGAATCAGCATAAAGGGCATGTTCATAAAGGGAGGTTGAGTTCATATTAATATTTATAGATAAATAATTTTAATGGAAAATAAGAGTATTGATGATTTGATGACTGCCATAGACACTTACATGAAGAAAAATGGTAAGGGGGTGCATTATATAGCTACTAAAATGTCTGCAATTTTTGATGAGAAAGATTCGCCATTAAATCCTAAAACGGGTCCATTGAGTCATATGAAAACTATTCTTAATGACCTTAAGACAGCTATGCATAAATTATATAAGGATAATAAATCTCCTATTAATGTATTTGCAACGGAATTAAACTGGATAGGACAGACCACTAAAACTTTAAATTCTAGAATGGGGGATGCAGTTA